GTACCCGTAGTAGTTTTTACATCAAGAATACCCGTAGTAGCTTTTACCTCAGGAGTACCCGTAGTAGTTTTTACCTCAGGAGTACCCGTAATGATGTCCGTAGGAGTAGCTTTTACCTCAGGAATACCCGTAATGATGTCCGTAGGAGTAGCTTTTACCTCAGGAATACCCGGAATGATGTCCGTAGGAGCATCTGCTAAGACAGGTACAGCTTCTACCCCATTACCCGCTATTGGGTCAGTTGGGTTATCTGTGTTATCAAGTACGAGCTTTGTCTGTTCTTCGTCTATAAAATCCCCAACCTTATTAGCTATTGTCCCCCCAATATCAACTGCCCCTTCCACCACACTTGGGTCAATATCGTATAAACCAGCAACACCCCCTAGAATCAACCCCTCAAGGTCAATACCATCCCCAGAAGTGTTGCCCATTATCATATCGTTTACACTAGATATGACTGCATCTAAACCTGCGTTACCCGTTGTAACACCTTTATGGGACGGGCCGACCCAACCCGGTGGGCCGGGGTTACCAATCTGACCATAAGTAACACCTGTTTTCTTGCCCCAAACAATTTCAAGCTGCCCTGTATTTGGGTTGTACACTATTAAATCAGACCCTAGCACGTTGCCAATTACGGTATTAACCCCATCATCAACTTGCCTTATTTTTTCCTGCGTTTGCTCCCATAGAGTTGGGCTAGGTTCGGGTTCAGGCAGGTTATTGCCCAGTGTATCGTAACCACCACCAGCAAGAGCCTCTGTCAAATCGTCCACTGAAATCCCAGTAGCATTTGTTACTTCTTGCGTACCCAGACCCATCTCTTTCATGTTGCGGAGTAACTCAGCGAAATCATCTACTTGTTGTTGGGGGCTACCCTCTGAGAAAATAATTGCATTTACTGCTGCGGCTATTCGCGCTTGTTCTGCCTCGTTGCTTCCACGCTCCTCTTGTAAATTCTGTTCTTGCTCAGTTCCAACATTGGGGAATATACCAAAAGTCGTAGAATTTCCGCCGAGGGTTTGGGGGGTGCCAAACTCTTCACCGGGGTACGAATCATTTAATATTCCACTCATACTATTATCCAGTTTGCACCATCGCTCATTACTCTGAGTGAGGTTGTAGTTGCTATGGCCTGTGTAGTAGAGCCATCAATAGTTTCAGTGCCATCACCGGAGCCGCCGCCTGTGGCGCTCTCAAATGTTTCTTTGGGTATTCTTGTTCTTGTAGCCATTATATTCTCTCCAACCAGCTAACACCGCCCTGAAAGGCGGCACTTACTTGCTTATGCGTCTATCAACACACCCTGAAAGGCCGCACTTACTTGGTTATTAGTGTTAGACGTAAGTGCACGGCACTCTATATCGGTTTTGGCAGCGATAGACAGCGGGTAGTTAAATGGTGACACGTTACTGTTGCTCTGCATTACCTGTATAAACTTTGTTCTGAACGCTGTGCTAGCAAACGCACGGGTTACAAACTTTACCGTGGCGTAGTTATTCCCTAATGAAATAGCAGCAGTAAACGTAATGTCATCCACATACAAAGTCTTACTAGCTGGGACGGTGTACGTTGCCATCTGCGTCTGGTTAGCAGTACCAAAGCTCGCATACACTACAGCAGGCACACCAGCGGTAGCTCCGGTTGTACCTATATAAACCGTACCCGCACTAGCTCCATTTGATCCCGCTGTCAGCACATAAGCCCTGAAAATTCTTAAATATTCTTTCGTTGTGATTACTTGGGTTTGACCATTCAGGGCAATATCTTCTTCTATCTCAAGGTAGTTGGTATCCAAGCCCTGTACCTTTATGGTTCGTACCCCAGTACCACCGGGGTTGACATCGTTAGTGTCACTACTAGAGATATAAACTTCAGCCGCCGCAGCGGGGTAAACTAAGTCTCCTCCCTCTGTCCACACCGTTTCCTCTGTGGTATCTACATCAGCATTAAAGCCGAATTTGAACAAGGCTGTAGCCCCAGTAATCTGGCCTTCTGCAACTCGTAAATTGTATGGGACGGCAGTAGCCACAGCGTTCCTCAATGCGTTATCTAACTGATTAAAATACAAACGTAATATGTTGTTAAAACGATCCAAATAACCTTTCTGGTAGTCCAATGGTGCTGTGGGTAAAGCGGGTGCGACTACATTGCTGTCGGTGTCTTGCGCCGTAGTAGGCATTAGCGTCTACCATCAGGACGCATATCTAAACGTGGTGCACCTAGTTGCCACGCTACACCCTCCGCTGTTGACTCCATTGTAAATGCTATCTGGCGGCCCCGTACCCGTAGGTACACCTGCCCAGTAAACTGCTCAATAGGGACAGTAGCTGACCGCGTTACGGTACTAGCCGAATTACCCCCCTCTGATAAAGGGCTGTTATAGCCTGATCCAGAGTTAGCCATAGGCGAAAGCGTCATAATGGCTGCGGGGTTAGCCGCACTTGACCCATCAAAAGTTACATCTGGCAGCATACGGTTAATAAGAACAAAAGAATGTCCGTCATCTAAGTCAAACTCTGAGGAAGTTATTGAAGCCGCTATAGCAGCAGTAACACCAGTTTCTTTGTTGTCATTACCTTTTTCATGGTCAACTAAGTTATTACTATAAGTAGCAGCTATTGGCCTGTCCCGCAGCCCTGAGTCTAACCATGCTGTACGGGCTATGTTGCCGTAATACCATATATCTTCAAGGTAGTTGTAGATTACGTAGCGGTCATTAGCCAAAACCCCATCTGAGCAGTAGAACCACCACACTTCGTTAAAGCCTTCATTAGTGCCTGACACCACTTGGTTAAACTGTGCAGTGTTAATGTCGTTAAATACGTAGCGTTTAACATTACAGGGCAGTGTCATTACCGTGCCATCATATTTGTAGAACTTATCACGTCCCATCCAGTACGCAGTACTACCTGCGTAAGCTGTAGCATTTTGGCTAGCAATAGAGATATTGTCTCCCATTAACTGGGCATTCCACACAATGTCACCACCTAGATACTGCATGGAATAAAGTGCTGAATCCGTCCACACCAAGACTTCCTGACGAGCTTGCACTACGGCAATGATTTCGGTTCCATGTGAAACACGGATGCTGCCCGCTGTTCCCGTTGCTGTAACCGACCAATCAAAGGCATCTTCTTGGTTAGACCACCGAATTAACATGGGGTCTTGCACGACACTGCCTAGAGTATTAGCGCCAAAGGCAAACACAAAGCGGTAGATATCCGAAACACTCACAATGTTAACAAGTGAAGGAACATCCTCAGAAAGGGGGTAGTTGAGAGCATTTATTATTTTACCCCGCACACTGGTGCCAGTGCTGGCATCCCAGTAAAAAATAGGCCCACCACGGTAGGCAAATACTAAGTCTTCACCGTAGTTAGATTGGCTCCACAAGCGAATTGCAGAAGAAGACGCACTGGAGTACCCCCAAGTACCTAAACCCCACCCTCCAGAACCCCATCCACTAAAAGGAACCGCTGTAGCTGCACCTGTATTAATCTGGTAAGTGCCTATAACCGCAGCGCCACCGTTCCCAGTGTCTAAAGCATTAGCAGTAACAGTAACGTCCGAAGTATCTTTTGCCGCTATTGTGTAGGTGTCATCGGTAAGTACTGTAGAGATTTCATATTCTTGGTTGAGGACAGCAGCAGTTATATTGCCTCCAAGAGATACAGCCCCGGAGAAGGTAACGAAGTCCCCGCCAGTTGCACCGTGAGAAACATTAGTAATAGTGAGAGTGGAGGAACCGTTTGTGGCTGCAAAAGTTACAGCACCTGCTATGGTAGTCAGACGTATAGGTGTTATATCGTAATAATTTCCGCCACGTTCTATATAATACTTAAGAGTAGTACCCACACTAATAAGGTTTTGCCCGCCTAGTGTGATCCAGTTCCAAAGTGAACGGCACACTCCCAAGAACGTGTTTGTAGAGATACGCTCCCACCCACCAATCTTTTCAGGCATACCTTGGCGAAACCGTACTTTATCGGACTCGTACCAGCCGCCTTCAGTCGTATACCGTGTGTTCTCACGGTTAACTCCCGGTTTTAACTGGAGTTTCTTAAGGGGCATTACGTAACCTCATTCGGCGTACTCGCCTGTTTCTACCATGTCGGCAAGCTCCAACGCTCTGCCACCGACTTGTTTGGCCCAACGACTTTCTAAAAATTCTGCTTTTGCAGAGGTATAATTCCCCTCCTCCATAGCAGTTAAAGCGCGTTGGAAGCCACGTAATCTGGTAGCTCCAAGGTTAAAGCTGATGTCGATCATAGCAT